GAGCCAACACCACCCAAGGTTATAACATTGCTTTGGCTATATACTTGTGTTTCGCCACCTTCACTTCTTACTATCAGTTGTACTTCTCCGTTCATGTTATGTCCAGTATTCGTTTGCGATTCGCATCTTTAAAGTTACGTTGTATAGCTTGCCGTCACGTGTGTTCTTTTCCACATACGATGTGTCATCTAAGTTGACAGGTATTGCAATGTTTTTACCTACATCTTGCGTTAGCCATTCAACTTGATTGCTGACAAGTAACGAGCGCAGGAATTCAAACTCGCCCTCACTAATAAAGTCACTAGTGATTGTGATAACCTGCTGCACTAAGTTTCGACGTTCTTGCAATCCTCGGTCGGTAGCGGAAAAAACTCCAGTTGTACCATTGAACAACACACGTCTAAACTTCTTGCGTTCTATCTCGTCGGTTTTTTCAGACTTCTTTATGAAGTTGAAGTAATCCCAACCACCTTTGCTATTTACCCACGCTAGGCGAATGTTGTAATAGTTGCAATCGTATTGACCATATACACCCGCATTGTAGAAAATAACGGCTTGGCTTTCTTGTGATGCAGCATTAAATACCGAAACCGAGTAACATCTCCAATTAGGGAATAACGAAGGTTTGACAGTTAAAGTTGTAAAGTCATTTAGGTTGGCAGGGTAGACTGGTAGCAACTCAAGGTCATATGCGTTTAATGATAGCGTTTCTGTTACAGGTGCACCCGCTGCAGGAAACATTATTATTCGATAGGAATCAACCGCGTTGTTAGTTAGATACAAGTCATTGCCCGGAATAGACAAGTAACCGTAGTCACTTTCAAACACAGGAACCCAAATCCTATTTGATGAACCCGTAAAACCCCATGAAGCTGCATATTTATTGTAATGCATGCCGGGAAACCTATCTGTTAAGGGAAGGCTACTAAGAAAGTTTGTTAGTGAGCGTTGCACCTTTTGCGAGCCTGTAAGTACGTTCGGTTTGTATCCATCTATTACTTGGAAATAGCCATTAATTGCTATCATTTCCTCGCCTGCTACTACACTTCCAAGGTTTACCGTAAGCACACCGTCTACTATCCAGTTCTCACTTAGCGTGAAGCTCATGCTTAACGGGCTATTATCATCAACCGTATCATCTGTTGCATAGTGTGAATTAGCATTGAGCACATTGCGCATGTCGTCAACAAGTGGTGACAGGTCAAAGTATAACCTATCATCAGGCGCGGCTGATACATAGAAGCTATATAGTTTGCCCGCTACCGTAACATCAATACCGTATCTAAAACCACTGTTAGAGGTTTCATCACTGATTGCAATGATCATTAGCTTTTGACCACGAACGGCCCACTTATAAGGCTGGTCTTCTATTGTTATTGCCATTATCTTTTATTTAGTAGTAATCTGTTCTCTATGCTTTTTATGTAGCTATCCATTAGCCTGTCTTTATACTCGTCCCATGTATCGTCTATTGCTTCGCTGTAATAGTTAATACCTTCAATTCCATTCTTGCCTATGCTTTTAGCGATTGCAAATGCTGCGCTCTTTATGTTGCTTTCTGTTGACTTAATAAATTCACCTTGTCGATTGCGAAGCTTCAAACGCTTAATGCGTATCCAATCCTCAATCGGTTTAACAGGTGGCATCTTTGCCCCTGCTTTTCTACCAAACTCAATCACATCTGCATATTGTCCCGCTGCATCATTGCTGACCGTGAAATCAATGGTTGGTTTGTTGTAGCGTATCTTAAGGTTATAGTATAGCGAGTTGAGCAAACGCCCGGATGCAACACGATTAACCGTCTTACCGCGCACCCTACGTTTGATACGTAGGTTCGATTGCGCCCGTTCTATAACAGCAACTGCATACTCGTTCAATATGTCCTCGAATGCATCGCTCATGGTATCTCAGTCAAGAAGATGGTGTATGCTGTTGATGCATTTGCAATTAATAGTTGAGCAAATCGAGTTGCTTTGATTGGGTCAATTAGTGCCTCGCTTACTCGGTTACGATTAGCCTGTGCAGCATCGTTAATAGTAGGCCACGTCAATGAGCCATCTTCGTTTTCAATTGGCTCAACATTGTCAGCACCGCACTTGAATATCACAACGCTCCCGTTGTTATCCACCACAAAATTTTGACCATCAAAAGTGTATGTCATATCGTTAATAATACTTGGTTTCATATCGTTAATAATACTTGGTTGTTTAATATAGCCGCGCTCGTTCCCGTTGAGTTGTTTACGAACTTCATACCCATTTGGTCACCAACTACAACACTTACTGAGTTAACTAAATCACTAAACACACCGGCTGCCGAACCTGCTGCAATGGTTATGGTCAATGCTTGGTCAACACTATTTTTTCGCACGGTGCAAACAAGTGAACCTGTAGCGGGTTGCGCTGTGCTTGTCATTACATACAATCGAGTTAGCGTGCCGTTTGTTATCATTGGTGTTCTACGCACAGCGTCCGAAGCGTTATGGTTAGCCGAGCCACCGAACAGAGAACCGAATCGAGTAGCACCTGCGGCCAACGTATCGCCATTTGCAAACTGATATAGAATAGAAGTAGAACTGGTTGTGATTCCTAAATCAGTTACCATTTCAGCCGCCGTTCTCGCGGTCACCGTATTGTCCGCATTGATGCGCAGGAATCGCACAGCACTTGGATTAGGTAACGTTGCTAGGTTAGTACCTACGGTAGTAAGTCCAATGCTGTTTTGCTTGCCATTGAATGTTGACCAATCGGCGCTACTTAATGCACCGCGATTTGCAGCACTGGCAGTCGGCAAGTTAAACGTGTGCGTGCTTCCTGTGCTACTTATTGCAAAGTCGGTTCCTGTCGTGCCTACTGCAAAGTTTTGTGTACTTTCAGTTAAGCCATTCAAAGAACTTAGTCCGATTGCGTAGGTAGTATGCACTTCGCCTATGCGCCCGTCCTCAGTGTAAAGGGTAACCGTCTTACCATTGGTGTTTTGAATATCAAACTCGATGTGTATGCGGTCGGTTGCAGCTGTTACCGTGTTTGGAACTGAAATAGTAAAGGTGTACAAATCAGGAACGTTGCCATTGGTGATTTCCTCCATTGTAGAAGTAGCCACCAGTGTGAACGTGCTGCCGTTGTATGTGTAAAGCTTTGCAAGTATTTGTGCATGATTTGCGCCGCCTCCCGTTTCACTCAAGTAAACATCAATAGTCCAAACACCTGAAGGAATAAGAACGTGGTTTGGCTCGTTTACATCAGTAATGAATCTGGCAATCGCTCCTGTTGTTGCACGTGTGAAGTTTGCAGCAGGGCCTGTGTTAGCGGCTGTGCCTAACTCATAATAATCGTTACCGCCAATTGTACCTTGTGAAATATTACCATTGAAGTACAACACCTGTCCACCGCCACCACCTGTTGAGGGGAATGTGCGAAGCGCACCTGTGCCGTCTATGTATTGATCACTTGTACCATTTGCGCTAACTGCAAGTGTGCCCGATGTGGTAACGGGTGAACCTGTTACGCTGAATGCTGCGTTAGTAGGCGCAGGCATGGTAAGGCCAACCGATGTGACCGTGCCACCACCCCCACCGCTTGGTGTTGCAGCTTCCCAATCTCCAGATGTAATATTGTAGGTTAGCACCTGCCCATTACTAGGAGTAGGTGCGTTTACATCTGCAAGGTCATCGAGATTAACTGGTATAGTTGGCTTGTTTAAGATTTGTGCTACACCACTTACTGCGTTCCAATCGCTGTTAACCTGCGCAGCTGGTATAGTTGGTTTATTCAATATCTCCGATACACCACTTACACTATTCCAATCCGAATTAACCTGTGCAGCGGGAATGGTTGGCTTATTCAATATTTGAAAATCACCACTCGTTGCGTTCCAATCTACAGGCGTTTGACGCAACCTGTTACCGGGTGCGACAAGTGTCCAATACGTTGCGTTCGTTGGTATGATTGCATCATTGTTGGCTATGCACTGGTAAACGTCACCATTATACCATACCCTATCACCTACCAAATACGGGTTGCCCGTGGCCGTTACGTGGTTTGCATTGTACTCCGTACTTACATACTCATTGCCACCGCCTCCACCACCTGTTGAATCAATCGTAACTGTCCCGTTGCCTTGGTCGGTTATGGTGATGTTCGTGCCCGCCTGTAGATTAAGCAAGGTCTGAACTATGTTATCTACACCATTTGTTTGAAGTGTGATGCCGTAACCCGTGCCACTACCACCGCTACCACTTGCACCACCTACTGACCATATCGCAGGAATGTCACAAGCACTCCAATCCCAAGGCACTTCGAGTTTAATAGTGAAGGCAACACCCGTAACCGTGTTCTTTTGCTCTTCCATGAATGGTTCGAATACAACCTCATTCACGAGCTGCACATCAAACCCGAATAACTCCAGTCCGTTC